GTGTTGCCAGTAGCGCAGGCGCTCAGGGCTTGCAAGTTTATGGGTTGGCTACTACTGGCGCACAGAACATTGTGCAGCGGGCGTACTCAAACACCACAACCGGCGCCAATCTTCTGTTGCTCAAAACTCGTGGGTTGACCGCAACTTCTGTTGACGCTGTGCAAGCAAATGATGTGCTTGGATCAATAGCTTTTCTAGGCGCAGACGGAACGTCAAACCAAGCATTTGCAGCGGTTACCGGGTACTGTGATGGCGCAGTCTCGGCGGGCGTAGTGCCCACTGCGCTTACGTTCACCACGGGCACAAGTTCTGGCACTCAGCGCGTTGTCATCACCAGCGCCGGCCTGATGGGCATCGGTACTGGCACCCCGGCGTCTAGCGCCATTGTGGACGTCACCTCAACGACACTCGGGTTCAAGTTTCCGGTGATGACCACCACGCAGAAGAACGCCATTGCGGCGCCGGTTGCCGGCCTGGTGGTCTTTGACTCGACGCTTGCTAAGCTCTGCGTCTATTCTGGCGCGGCCTGGCAGACCATCACCTCGGTGTAATCTCAACTCCGTTCGTGTATCATAAAGCAAAGGAACAATCAAAATGGCTGACTCAAAAATCAGTGCCCTCCCGGCAAGTACCACGCCCTTAGCGGGCACGGAGGTCTTGCCGATTGTCCAGAGCACGACCACCAAGCAGGTCTCGGTGGCCAACCTGACTGCTGGGCGGGCGGTGAGTGCGTTGAGCTTGAGCTTGACCACTGCGTTGCCGGTGGCTAGTGGCGGGACCGGGCTTACCACAGGCACTTCTGGCGGTATCTTGGCGTTTACGGCGGCTGGCACCATAGCCTCTTCCGCCGCTCTAACAGCCAGTGCGCTTGTGATCGGTGGAGGGGCCGGAGTCGCGCCATCCACCACAACGACAGCCGCAGGCGCTCTGACTTTTCTCGGCACTCCATCAAGTGCAAACCTTGCCGCGCTGCTGACTGATGAGACCGGGACGGGGGCAAACGTCTTTGGCACATCGCCAACACTGACAACCCCTACGATCTCTGGATACGTTGAGTCAGTAGCCGCTCTGGGAACGGTTACAGGAACGGCAACAATCGTCATTACGGCCGGCACGGTTGTCACCGCTACGCTGACGGCCTCAACGCCTTGTACGTTCGCAATGCCAACATCCCCCACGGCAGGGAATTCGTTCATTCTGCTCTTGACCCAAGCAGCCACAGGCATGACCACAGCCACCTTCACCGGCGTCAAATGGCCCGGCGGCACTGTGCCAACGATTACGGCAACAGCCAGTGCGGTGGACATTCTCAGCTTTGTCTACATCGGCACCAGCTGGTACGGTAACGCAGCCCAGGCGTTCGCATAATGTTTGCAGCACTTAATCAGTTTTTGACTGCATCAGAAAATTTGCCTTATGCCGGGTCATTTGACGGCAGTACGCAATACTTAAATGTTGATTCTATAGGCGCAATTGGAACAAGTGATTTTACAGTTGAATCTTGGGTATACGCAACTACCCTTGCTGGTGGGCGGGGATTTTTTCAACTTTCCGATGCGGCGGGCGGTTTTAAGACTACTTATACCTCTGGTGTTTTGTTTACGCTGGGTGACCTTAGCAACGGTTCTATGGTTTGTATTGTTTTGGGTACAGTTATAGTATCCCCCAATTCAACTATAGCAGCAAATACTTGGTATCACGTTGCCATTACCAGGCAATCCGGTTCTGTAAAATTGTTCGTTAACGGGGTTTTGGTAGGAGGCCCAACCACGATAAGCGGAAATATTGCCGCACAAAATATCGTAATGGGTGGGTACTACAGTACATCTTACTTATGGAATGGATATCTATCTAATTTTAGAATTGTCAACGGTACCGCAGTTTACACAGCCAACTTTACGCCGCCAGCCGCACCATTGACGGCAATCACCAATACATCCCTGCTAACCCTACAAAACGCCACTATCGTAGACAACAGCACGAATGCCTTCATAATTACAAACACCGGCACTGTTGTAATGGCTAAACAAGAAATATGGTAACCGTACTGGTGCGGCTCACCAGGGAATCGAAGGATTCACACAATGCCCTCGCTTCCCCAAGACAAAGCCAACCACGCCATCTACGGCGCCTTGATCTTCCTGCTGGCCCTGGCCATCCTACGCCGGCCTGACGCAGCCTATGGCCTGGTGGTGCTCGCAGCAGTGGGCAAGGAGGTGCTTGACTGGCTCTCCAACCAGCGAGCCATCAGGGCGGGCCTAACACCGACCCATGGCGTAGAATGGTTTGATGCCCTAGCAACCTGCGCCGGCGGGGCGGTGCCACTGCTTGCAAGGGTGCTCTAATGGATTCGCAACACCTGATCGACATTGGCCTGGCTACCGCTTGCGCCGTCACCGGCTGGTTTGCGAGGGAGTTGTGGGCAGCGGTCAAGGAGCTAAAGACCGACCTAGCCAAGCTGCGGGAAGACTTGCCGCGCACCTACGTTGCCCGCGATGATTACCGGGCCGACATGCGCGAGATCAAAGATATGTTGGGCAAAATCTTTGACCGGCTTGACGGCAAGGCCGACAAGTCATAGCAGCGCCGAGATACCCACAGTCACCATCTCGCTGCGCAGCTTGCTAGGGTTGGTCTTCGCCATCACCCGCAACGCCACGGCGGCGAACGTCTCTATCCCGGCCCAGGCATCCTCTAAATAGGGATCATTGAGCGCCAGGATGTGCGCTCGGATCGTCAAAACGTCAGCCATGTAGGCCTCCCGGATGGCGTCTATCGCCGCTTTGGTTGGTCGCATGGGAACTCCGCTAGTTGCCATACGCTGTTGGGCGCATGAAGTTTGAATGGCTTTGCCACCCGACGCGGCGCCAGTTCCGACGCTGCCTGGCGGGCGGCGAGCCTTGCAGTCCTGCGGTCTCGGCAGGCCTTGTGCTGCAGCTTGCGCTTCGTCCATCGCCCAGCGTCTAGCTCTGCCGCCCGTTCAGGTGTCGCCCATCGAGCGGTGACGCCGGAGCCAGCCACGCCCAGCAGCCGCGCCTTGCGGGCGAAGCACAGAATCTTGCGGGTCTTGTCGAGTGAGATCGCCATCCTCAAATGCATGTCGATTGTGCTGACGCCGTTGGGGTACTCGCGTACCAGATTGGATGCCAGGTGCATCAGCAGTTCGGTGTCAGGGTGCATCACACACACTGCATCATATAGTCTAAATACCACGCCGCTTTTTCCAAAGATTCGGTGCCGCCCTTGTGCCGCTCGCGCCAGATGTACTTAAGCGCGTTGCCCTTGCAGTAGCCACGGAACTCTTCCTCGGTCAGCGCAGACTGGATCGCTTCGATGCACTCAATTTTGCCCTGCTTGTAGTGCGGAGGGTTGTATACGCTCTCCAACGGTGTGTCCGGCAATGGTTGTTGGTATTTCATTTTCCGTCATCCGTCATTGAGTTGATGTGTCTAATGACGCAGTCGTAATGCTTTGGCCCCCATGCCCAGCAGTCCGGCCCATGCGTGCCAATGTGGCCGTCTCTGGCATCTTGGTACTTGAGTTCTCTCCGCAGGCGCTCATTCTCTGCTAGGGCATCGCCCAGCAGAAGGTCTAGGTTTCTTTCGGTTTCAGTCATGCGTTCCGCTCCTTGAGTTTTGCTTCTGCTTCTCTAATAAACTTCACAACATCACTCCTAAAAGCAATCACATCTTTTGTAAGCTCATGCACATCATCATCCGTCAACCCCTGCCATTCAAACGGCTTTGCATAAAGTGGTCTGTCATCTTCGCTGGTTTTATGGTTCCAGATCGTACCGCCTACGGCGATCCATGCGTATGGTTCATTCATTTCTTACCCTTTGCCAGCGCAGTCATCTCCATCCCAAAATGGTTAAGGATCAGCAACTTGACGTTGCCGGTATAGCCAACACTCAACTCGGCGCATTCCGTAATGATGAGGTCGGCAAACTTCTGCACGTTGATGTAGTCGGCAGTGCACTCCTCCCGCCCTCGGTGGTCTACCGTAACGTCGAAGCAGCCCTCCATAAAGGTTCGGATTCGTTCGTTCATGGCTCAACTCCAAAATGTTCTTCCAACTCATCCGCAATATATTCCAGGCAAGCTTCGCTGTAGGAGTCTGGTAGGCTACTGTTTCTCACAATGTTTGCACATTTCTTAACAATCAACTCGGCGAAATAATTATCCCTCAATCCGATATAATTTTTACCGAGGTAATCCATTGCGTCTGCATAAGCGTCAGCCTGCTCGGCTAGCTTTTTGATTCGTTCGTTCATTTCTTCAACGCTCCCGCTATAGCCGGCACAACCTTCTCGACGCTGCGCCCAACGACGTAGCCGCCAAGGCCGAACTCCACGATGCTCCAGAGCTTCAGAATCTCCGCTTCCGTAATGTTCGGCGCAGACCAACCAAGCCAACGGGCAACGATCAACCCGCCAAAGGTCAGCATCAGGACAGGTCGCCAGGCCGCCACAATCCAATGCTCGGACTGCGCCTCGGCTTTGACGATCTCAACCTGGCCGGCGTAGATGGCCAACGCCATCTGCACCTTCTGGCGCTCGGCCTCGCCAGCGTCGGGCCATATCTTGTCGATGATCGTCTTGCCTGCGTCTAGCGCAGCGGTCAAAGGGTCTAGTGCCATTCGCCCGTCTCCATCTGCTTGGCCATGCGCGTAGCGCGTCCAAAGGTTTGTTTGGCCCAGGCGCTGTCCAACATCTCTGCCGCGGCCTCGTTGTAGTGTCCATCCTCAACGCTGCCAAGCGTCCGCTTGAACTGGAGCAGTCCCTTCAAGCCCATTTGAAAAGCCATGCCAATGAGCACGGCCTGGCGGGCATCGTTGAGCTTGCTCATCCACGGCAGCGCAGCCAGCACCGCCTCGTAATTGCGTTTGATGTCGTTTTCAAGAAGAAAGTCAATCTCATCGTTTGACAACCCGCCACCTTTGCGCGAGTCAATCAGCCGGCCCACGCCGATGGTCCAATAGCCCAGGCTGTCTTGATAGGCGCAGGACTCGGCGCCTTCCTCGCGTAGCAACTGGCTCTTCAGGTCCACAGCGTCACTCCCCACACCAGTGCCAAAGCGCAAAGAACGCAGACGGCGGCGCGGTTGACCCAGCTCCAGCGGTTGCGGTAGTGGACGATGGAGCAGCCGTAGTCGGCCCCACTGTTGAACGCTTGGTCGAGCGTCCGGGGAAAACGACGGGTCGTTCCTCCGTTGAGAATCGGTGGTTGTTGAAGCAAGTCATTCTCCTTCGGGTTGTGTTGTTGGGTTGGTGTCGCGTCGAGATAACGCTGGTCGGTGCGTTACACAAGGGGCAACGCATAGAGCGGCACCACGGTGCATCCACGGTCCCACCAGTACCACATCTCATCCTTGCGGCGGGTAATGAGAATGCAGACTTCGCCTTCGTTAATCATCCAGGCCATCAGCTTCATGCCAACCACGCAATCAGCGCCACTAGGGCGACGATCCAGACGGTGCAGAACAAGGTCTGGCGGGCCGCAGCCTTACAGAAGTACTCTTCTCGGTCTTTCATGTCTTGCTCCTCTCTGGCCACCATGCGGGCCGTGGATACCACCTAACGTCTTTTGCGGCCTTGTCAATCCGGTTGCCATACGTTGCCACCGAATTCATGCTGTCAGAGTCAAAGCACGGCCAAGACCAGTGCTTGCCATCCCACCAGCGCAGCCAGTGCGGTCCGCATGGCCACCATCCAATGCTCGGCGGCGGTTTATTCTTCATCGT